CTAGAGGTCACCCACTTTGTGGATGAAAATAGTGGACTTACTGTCGGTGTTGTCCCAAGTCTCCCTTCATTGGGGGATGCAACCAATGATACGGAGATTACAAAATTTCTGTCTCGCCCCGTCAAAATCGGTTCATTCACGTGGACTGAGGCTGATCCTGTTGGTATCAAATCGGTACTGACACCGTGGTCCCTTTGGGCTACAAATCCTTATGTGAAAAACAAGCTCAACAACTATGCATTTTTGCGTGGTAATTTGCATGTTAAGATTGTGATCAATGCTTCACCGTTTTACTATGGATTAACTCAGGTCTCATATCTGCCTCGGCAGAATGATAAACCTAGCACCATTGTTAACGATGCAGGTACAAGATATCTCATTCCTTATTCACAAAGGCCCCGATTGTTCCTCGACCCACAGAGTGGAGAGGCAGGAGAAATGATCCTACCTTTCATATTTAGTGGTAACATGATCAAAACTGCACAGCTCCAATCTTTCACGGATATGGGGCAGTTGCATTATATGATTTATGCCATGTTGAGAAGCGCAAATGGTGTACCAGCAGCAGGTATCTCGGTAGTCACGTACGCGTGGCTCACTGAAGTTGAGCTCTCCGGAGCTACTGTTGCATATGCTGCACAAAGCGAGATTTATGAAGCGCAAAGCGATGAATATGGGGAGGGGTGTATTTCACGCCCTGCCTCATACGTTGCCAAAGCTGCTTCGTATTTCGAACGCATACCAGTCATCGGTGTATTTGCTACCGCCACACGTATTGGAGCGTCTGCCGTTTCGGCAATTGCTTCGCTATTTGGGTTCACGAATGTACCAGTGATCGCGGACACTGTTCCGCAGAGACCCGAAGCTTTCCCAAAGCTAGCATCAAGTGAAATTGGTTTCCCGGTCGAGAAATTGACTTTAGATCCTAAGAATGAACTTAGTGTAGATCCCCGCATCGTGGGGATGGCTGACGGGAGCGACGACATGATGATTTGTTCGCTGACATCGCGTGAGTCGTATTTGACGACTTTGTTGTGGTCCACATCTGCAGCCACGGATGATTTGCTATTTATAGTCGAGTTAACCCGAAGTTGTATGATAATGATGGAGCCACTGAAGCGAAATTGTACATGACTCCCATATGTTATGCTGCCAATTTATTTAAC